CTGAAACAGAAGTGGCCTCCCCGGAAAGCCTTGCCTCGTTTGCTGGCAAAGCCGTGACGGCGGATCATCCCCCCGTTCTTCTTGATGCCGACAATACTAAAGACTATCAAATAGGCTTTAGCGGCACTGAAGTGGTATATGACAATGGTTTCGTAAAAGCAGTGATGACAATCACTGACAAAGATGCCATTGAACGTATTATGCGTGGAGATGCTCGTGAAGTTAGCGCCGGGTATCGTGTGTCTTATGACCCCACTCCTGGCGTCACTGATGGCGGCGAACATTACGATGGCATCCAAAAGGAAATCACAGGTAATCACATCGCCGTTGTTCGTCGGGGCCGCGCTGGCCCAGAGGTGAAGCTCCATCTTGATCGTCAAGATGCTGCCGACCCATCTTTAATTCAAAATACTGAGGAACGTCTTATGACTGCAAAAGTCGTATTCGACGGCGCCGAGTTCGAGGTGAGTGAGAGCGTGGCTCTTGCGATCACCAAAGAACGGGAAGATGGCCGTATGTCCTACGAGGACATGAAGAAAAAGTACGACAAGCTGCAAGCCGCTGCTGATTCTATGAAATCCGAAATGGATGCCATGGAAAAAGAGATGAAGGGTAAATGCGACGCTGCCGAAGGTCGCGCCGATGCCCTGGCTGAGCAGGTTGAAGAACTTAACACCGAACTAACTGCTGCCAAGGAAGTCAATCTTGACTCCATGGTTGAAGAGCGAGTGGCTCTCATCGAAAAAGCAAAGCCTGTGCTTGATAGCGCCTATGAATTTGCTGGCAAAAATGCCCGTGAAATCATGGAAGCATCCATCAAGGCTGTGCGTGGTGACGAGCTGGATCTCTCTGCAAAGAGCGATGATTACGTGCAGGCAATGTTTGACACTCTCTCTGAGGGTCGCAAAGATTCTGCCACCACTGATGAGCTGCGTAAAGCAGTGGCATCTATCGCCACCCCCGCCTCTGCTCCTTCTTCTTATATGGAGAAGCTGCAGAATGCATGGAAAACTCCCCTCTCCGTTTCTAAGGAGCGCTGAACATGTCCGTAACTTTTTCTGGAACTGTCACTGGCGTGACGGGCGGTGTGCAGCAAGCCTATGCTCTGCAGCATGATCCCCTGCTCGAAGGCCAGCTTTCTGACATTCGCGACAACACCATTGCCACCTACATCAACGAAACTGGTGGCGTCATTGCATTTGGTAATGCAGTGATCTTTAATAGCGGCGGCACTGCTGATGCCTCTGCCAAAACTGTAAGCGGCACTGCGCTGCCTCTGGCTGGCGTGAATGTGCTTACTTACGTTGACGAAACTGCACTTGACGGTGCTAATCGTCCTGGCGTGAAGGCTACTCAGGCCATGAATGTTGCCAACGAAGGCGCTGTTGCCGTTTACGTGCATGGCACCGTTTCTCCTGCAACTGCCGTTCGCGTTATTCACACTGCTAGCGGTACTTTGGTGGCTGGTCAGTTTGCTGCTGCTTCTGTTAGCGGCAAAACTGCTCTGGTGTCCAACGCTCGCTACCTCAGCTCTGTCACGGGCTCTGGCCTGGCCATTCTTGAACTGAATGGTCCCAGCCTTGCGCTCACGGCTGACACCACCACTGCTTGATAGGAGGCTTACCAATGTCTGAATTTCGCATGGACGAAGCGGGCCTGTTTCTTGAGCGTCAGCTTGAGTACATCCGCCCGCAAGTATTTGAAGTCGAATATGCCGACATCAAATATCCCACCATTCTGCCTGTAACCAGCGAAGCTGGTCCTGGCTCTCAAACCTTCACCTATCGGATCATGGATTCGACTGGTGATTTCAAACTTCTCGCTGATGCTGCTGATGATCTGCCGCGTGCTGATATCAGCCAAGTGGAGAAGAGCATTGTGATGCGTTCCTTCGGTGGTAGCTTCGGCTATACCGTACAGGAACTGCGTGCTGCTCAAACGGCCAACATCGCTCTGGAGCAGCGTCGTGCTGCTGCTGTGCGTCGTGCCTATGAGGAGAAAGTGGAAGAAGTGGCCATGTTTGGCGAATCTTCTGCTGGCCTTGCTGGTTTCTTTAACAACTCCACTGTTGACGTGGTTGCTGCTGATAAGTGGTTCACTGGCGCTACTGCCACTGGCACCTCTTCTCAAGACATGCTGGATCTGCTGAACTATGGCGCTACTGCCATCGTTAATGCTTCCAACATGAAGGAACAGCCCGACACCATTCTGATGGCTTGGGAAGATTATCAAGTGATTTCTACTCGTCGCAATTCCGACTCTTCGGACGTGACCGTGCTGGAATTCTTCTTGCGCACCAATCCCTTCATCCGTAACGTTGAGCCCATTAACCAGCTCGACTCGGATAAGAGCAGCCTCACCAAGAATCGCATGGTGTTCTACCGTCGCGATCCTCAAAAGGTGCAGCTCCACATCCCGCAGCCTCTTGAGCTGTTCCCGCCCCAACAGCGTGGTCTGGAATTCATTGTTCCTGCTCATGCCCGCGTGGGTGGTGTGGCCCTCTACTATCCGAAGAGTGTGCTGTATCTCCAGGCTCCTTGAGTCTGAATAAAGCGAGGGCGTTAAGCTATTAAGCAGTTCTTTTTGAACACAATGTTGATTGCTTATCGCCCTGAGCTTGAAAATCCTCCTCGTGAAGGTGGTTTCGGTGTTATCACTGATTCAGGACTCATCCAACTTAGTCCTGGCGTAAATGCCGAGGTGCCCGATTCAAAATGGGCACAAGCCCGCATTAATCCAACTGTGAAACGGCTGATGGCCATTGGAGCCATTGAAGAACTGAAGGCTGAGCCAACAGTTCGTGACATTCCCGAGAGTGTTGAAACCATTTCTCAGTTTCCAATGACAGATGCTCTTCGCATGATTGAAATTATGCACGATGAAGAGCAGCTTAATGATTGGAAAAAGATTGAAGGGCGCATCCGTGTGAGGAATGCCATTAATAAGCGTCTTGAAGCCATTCGTACAGGGAAGGCATAATTATGACCGTCACTTACGAAAACTTCCTAGAGCGTTTTCCTGAATTCACTCCCCATCCATCGGGAATTGTGAATGGCGCCATTGAAAGTGCAAGTGCAGACGTAGGAGAGGACATTTTTGGCGATCAAACTGATCGCGCTGCTCGTTTTCTTGCTGCACATATTATTGCCATTCAACTTGCTCAAATGGGCATTATGATTGGCGCCACTGAAGGGAAAGTATATGGGAAGGGACTAGAGGCTACGCTTTATGGCCAAGAGTTTAAGCGACTTTCAGAAGTTGCTACGAATGCAGGATCAATTATCGGCTTTGTTGTTTAATGATCAATCCCGCACCGCCACTTGCTAATTCCCGCTTGGTATTTGCAGTGGCTAGTGGGTATGCCACGGATGTTACCACTGGTAACTATGTGCCATTAACAACAAGCGGCGAATATTATGCCGCATTGAAACAAAGTCGAGATCCGCGCTACGAAAGGCTATTGGGGGCTGATGAAACTGCCATCTATATGAAGGGCAGACTTGTAGGCCCCTTGGCGTTTTCGGGAGTGCCCCCTGGTGCCACTGCACAAGCCACTATTGAGGGCCAGGAGGGGCGTTTTGAACTACTCCCTACCACTGAAATGACGGCACATTACCGTCAGTTTCTAGGCACTCCCATCCATGGCTATTTCCGAGCCATTGGAGCAGGCAGTGTTCTTAACATTTAATTAGCCCCTCGACTGTTCCAACAATGTCCTACATCCAACATCCCACTCAGCTCATCAAGAGCCAAGACACGATCATTTACGTGGGTGCCGTTTCTGGCGCCTCTCGCCCTCGCGTGGCCAGTGCTGGCGGTAACGTCACTGTTTCCGGCGCTCCGACCATGAAGTATCTGGCGGGTGTCACTGATGCCACTGTTTCTATTAACGATGGCGAGCAAGAATACTACTTGCTGGGTAACGGCGGTTTTGCTGATAGCGTGATTGTTACCACTCGCGCCCAAGCTTCTGTTACGTCTTATTTCCAGCGTGACCTTGATGGCTCCACTATTCAAGCCACTGGCTTTGATGAGGCTATGGATGTCATTCTGACAAGCCGTTATGACAAGAACTATGAAGTGTTTGTTCAAATTTACAAACTGATTGGTGGTTCTTTCACTTATGACACCACTGCTTTTGCAGCTTGTGTGATGAACTATAGCGAGAGCTATCCTGCTGATAACCTTGTGCAAGTTACTTTTGATCTGATGAGCCGTGGCCCTGTGGCTGCTGGTCAGATTACTGTTAGCGGCACAAGCCTGCTCCC